CTGGCATGAATGCTTTTAAATATTTTTCATTTGCTGAGTCGTATAACCCATCATGTGTCTGAATAGCTAACATTTCATTAAAAGTATACTTAATATCATGTTGTTGGAGTAAAAATAACCCACGATCTGGGACAGCTGCAAAAGGTAATGCCTTATTAAACATATAATCTTCACCTAATTTATCACGTCTCCAATTATCTGTCTGAGGTACATATGCTTCTTCAGTATCGGATCCCATTTTACCTAGGTCATGATTAATCGCCGAAAATACCAATTCTTCCTGGGTAAATGTCGTCATATCACAACCAAAACCTTCCCATACAGCGGACATGGATAAAGCTGCTTTTACAACTCTATTAACGTGATCTACATACCCACCGGGGAATGCTGAATGGTATTCTTTCTTATGAGCTGCTGGCATTAATATAATACGGTCCTCATATTTAGTATAGAAATCTAATAATTTCTGTTGTCTAGGCATTTCTACATAATCTGAGATGTTGCCTAAAAATTCAACCCAATTTTCTTGGATTTGTTCTGCTGTTAATTTCATAACCTATTTTTTATTAATTTTCGTTTTCTACGTAACTCTCTAATTCGGCTACAATATTAGAACCTTTGTCTACTTGGTTTTTAATTTCACCTTTAGAAGCATTCATTTTAACACCATTTTTTATAGCATTAAATACGGCATCTAATTGCTCTAATCTTTTTTGGAATAATTGTTTATTTCTCATAACTTATATTTATATTTAATATGGGTAACGTTTACCCCTTTATTTCCTTTATTTCCTTTATTTCCTTTATTTCCATCCCCTTTTATTTCCTTTTCTTTCAAAACCTGTAATTCTAATGTACGAAAGGGAGTTTGTGTAACCTAATTATTTTTTAAATTTCTTTAATTACTTTTTGAATCTTGTAAAGATGCGCACATTTTTCATATTCTTCATATATTTCAAAAAATGAAATTGAACTAGATAATATTTTTAATAATACTTTATGTTCAAAATTTACAATAGCATCTAAATCCTCTTTATCTTCTACATTAATATTAGTTATATAACCCCAAGCCCTATTGTATACAGTAAACTCAGATGCTTCTTTTGTAGATTCTACATTATAATCAGGTTGTTCTTTTTTTAGAAACTTTTCTAATTTTTTATGGAATATTTCGTGATTTTGGATAAGTTTGACAAACATTCCTATTTTGGCATACGGCCCATTCATGAAATCTTTAATTTCTTCCTTAGTTTTATCTTCACTAATTTCTTTACCGTCTACAAATAATTTAAATATTTTATCTTTATCTAGCATTAATGTTATTTAATTATAAATATATTAATTATCTAATTCTTCTAATTCATGTTCAATATCTACAACAATTTGTTTTAAAATTTTATATTCTTTAATAATATCTTTCTTATTTGGGTTATCTGGGTGGTATCTCCACATTTCATCCATTACTGTGAAAGTTGCTGCTAAATCATTAATTAATTCTGACTTTAGACTATCTTGGTTTGGTTGTTCTTGTGTTATATTCATTTTATTTAAATTTATTTCCTATTAATATAATATTATTTTTTGCTTCTTCCAAGCTAATATGGAAAAATTCTTTTTTATTATTAACTCTAAATGCTTTTAGTTTCTGATGGGTCATTCTTTCTACTATTTCACCATTAAAACATTTATAAGCCCATTCTACTTTGTAAGGTGTGGGAACACCTGTAGCAGATGATATTTGAGTTGCTCTTTCTTCAGGTTTTAATTTAGTATACCCAATTTTTAGATATTCTTTAGGTAATGATGGGTTTGATAATACATATACCCATTGATCCCCTTCACCTTGATCTGCATAAAGCCCATACTTTTTTTCGGTATAATACGTTACATCTTCCCATCCCTCACCTCGTTCACTTGGGGTGATGGTAAAGAAAGCTGCGTTTTCAATACCGGTATTTCCATAATTTTCACGAAGGGGAATAAACCCCTTCGCTACTTTATCTGTTATTCTTTTCATTAGGCAACAAATTCTAATGCTTTACTAAACATTTTTTTATTAACGTCTTGATCTTGCTTGAAATTCTTAATAACTCGAGCTTGACGTTTTTTTCCTGTTTTAGTAATATATTCGAAATTACCTTCAATAATATTTTCTTGAACACGATTAAATACTTCCCAAAGCATATTTCCTTCATCTGCTTTACGTTGAGCTTCTAAAACTTCCTCAACTGCTTGATCATCAAAAGTATTTTCTGTATCTTCTACTCTAATATCTAGAAATGATTTAGCAAGATCAAACATTTGTTCTTCTCCTAATTCAATTTCTTTCATCTTATTCATTGCTTCAACAGTTAAAGGTAATCTTTCAACCATCTCTTTAATAGTATCTTGTAAAGTTGAAAAATCATAACCCATATGACGGATTTTTACATCCTCAAATGTATCTGTAGCTACAACTAAACCATTTTCACAAATCATTCTAAATAATCCAGCTGTAAATTGGAATGAATTTTTACCATCATGAGAATTTGTAAGTAATACTTGTGGGTAAACAGTATCACCATCTTCACCCTTAATAACAACATCATTATTTCTAAAAACAACTAAATGTTTTTGGAAACCATTTGTTGATTCTTTTCGAGATTGAACTTCTTTGGCATCAACAACACCCCATCCTAACAATTCCATATCTTTGATCACTTGATCAGTTGGAATGTGTGTGTACTTATCACTTGTATTTTCTGAACCAACTTGGGTAAAAATACTTGGAGCGATTTCTCTTAACTCTTCTAAACTTTTGAACTCTTGACTTTCGTAATTTAACATAACTTTTATTTTTAAATTAATTAATTGTTGTTAATTATTAACAACACGTGAATATACGAACCCTATCCCCGGCAGCCACGTCTCCTGTGACTTACTTTTGCATTACTTTTAATGTGATCTAAAACCTAAGATTGGTATATGACCTGTAATTTCTATTTCCCTTTTTCTAATGAATTGTTTAGATACTTTGAGTGTTTCTAAATCTGTTTCATTTTTTACCCAATCTTTAAATAGGTAAGTTAACATTTTTGATTTAATTGTTTTCATAGTATATAAATTAAGATAAATAAAATTCTTTAGCTGTCTGTAAAATCTCATCACTGTCTATATCTTCAAACAATTCATTTTCCATTAGATGATCAATGCATCCTAAGGCCGTCATAAAAGATCCTGAACTATTATTTGGTAATGGGTTGCCTTTTAATTGTTGGATTATCCACTCACAAAAAAATACTCCTGCCCCTTCTTCTGTCTGTTCTTGTAGTGATATTATAAGTCTAACGGTTTCGCTAAAAGATATTT